ACTCATTCAAGTTATTCATGCTTTGTTAGCACGATCGTACTCGGAATAACGCTTGGCGTATTTCATGCGTAAGACCGGATCATCCCAAACGCCCGCCTCAATCAATGCTTGCTTACGTTCAGGACTGAGGTAGATTTCCTTACGTGTTGACGCGGGTGCGTGTTCACGTCCGGAGCCTACAGCAGGACCACCGCGAGGAGTTCGTTCCTCACGAGCGGGCTGGCGCTCATTCTTGAATTTTTCAGGTAGGCGGCGAGCCGTGCGCTTACGCAATTCATCCCAGTATTCTTCTGACTGTGGATTGAATCCATCTTTAGCTAGGGCTTGGTCAATCGCAATAACAACAGCTGAAGCCTCATCACGTCCTTGCGAATCGTACCATGGATTTTCAGCCATGAACTCCTTAGCGTAATGCATCGTCATGTCGTCAAGCTGCTGACCCGCCGGTTGCGGACGCTGCTGGGCGGCTTGGTTCTTAGCGAACTGGAGCTGCTGCATTTTCTGCATAGCTTGATCGCGGTAACGCATAGCCTGAGTTACGTCAGCGCCGTTGCCCGCCTCCACCGCCTTAGCAATGACGCGGTCTGCCATTTCGGCTTCCTTAGCCGCTTCAGCAATTGCGTTGTCGTAACTGCCGAGGTCTACTTGATGGGCGCGTTGTTCTTGAGCAGATACGCGGCGCTCAAGGTCATCATTACGCTTACGTAAGAAGTCAAGCTCGAGTTTGTCGCGCTTGATGGCTTGGTCTCTACGGTCTTTACGCTCGACTTTTTCAAGTCTACGTCGCTCGCGGATTGCTGCACGCTCATCATCATTACCATCACCCTCGTCTTCTGTAGCGGAAGACGCGGTGCGTTCATCCTCTTGGTCTTCTTGTTCTTCGTGATCAGCTTCCTGATCGGTCAGATCTTTTTTATCTTCAACAATAACGATTTCTTCGTTACCGTCTTTTTCGTCGTCTTCTCTCAATACTTCAGCCATAACTCATCTCCTTTCAGATGAATGCTCGAATTGCCAACGGGTCGCCAGTTACCTGCCCGATGATATCCAAGTCATTGAAAATAACAAACATTGCAGATTCGTCTTTGCCCGGGAGCTTAACTTCCCAGCGATCACCACCATACTTAGCCACGCGAACATGTTCACCAGCTTTGCACCAGTCACCTTCTGGCCAAGGTTTCATTGTGTCTCGGTTCTTAAACGCCAGCGGACCAAGGGCAATTACCTTGCCGATTTGGGTGTTCCACTTTTCGGTTTCATTAGAACCATGGATGTCAATGATGATACCCCCAGCAGATTTCTTTTTAGGTGTACGGATCTGAATCAGAACACGGCTCCCGAAAGGCTGAATTCCGGCATCTACTGCCGGGAAAGCCTCCGCTATTGCGTCCTCATAGGTCATTGTCAAAGTTTTTCTCCTCGTCTAGAAGGTTCAATAGTACGTTGATTGCCGCCTCATAACCAGCAACCATTCCCACGCGATACCCGTACTCGAAAGTGTCGCGAGTCTGAGGACGCTTCAAGGCTTCAACAGCAAATGACTGCTGCTCTGCCTTGAGGCGATTCAAAAGTTGAGACTCAACATTCATGCAGGAATCTTAGGCGTCGCGGGGGCAGCTGGCAAGGTTTGACCGTTCAGCTTTTCGCCCGCCGCTAGGCGGTGTTTCTGTTTCACAAATGCACCAGTCATAGGGACTGTGCCGGGGGTGGGTTTGTCGCTCATAGCGTTCTCCTTAGGGGTTGGGGTTAATTCCGGTTCCGGTACTCACTGCGACCTTCTCGCCCGTGGCCATTTCGGCAGCGGCTAGCAGTTTCGCGGTGTCGTTGTCAGCCGTGTTCATACGTTCACGGGTCTGTAGGTCTGCGGCGAGGCGCTGATCTTCAGCCATTTGACGCATCTGCTCGGCTTGTAGGCGCTCAGAGCTGGCTTGTTGATCAGCGGCGAGCTTAGCCTGCAACGCCTGTGCGTCTTGCGCCAAGCGGGCTTGGTTGTACTTCGAGTTCTCAGCCAACTTAGCCTGTTCAACTTGAGTACGAGACTGGGCGTTGATCTGCGCAACCTGTAGGCTGCTATCAGGGGGCATAGGTGGCTGGGGTTTGAACTGCTGAGCGGCTTCATCAATCTGTGCCAACTCTTGAGCAAACCCGCCGAGCTGTTGCTCGATGAATTTCTGCACTTCCAAGATGACTTTGACCTGATCTTGAGCTTCTTCAGGGATCAACTCCTCAGTTTGCGCCTTGTCAACTGCGTTATGTGCTTCAACTAGGTAGTAATTGAGCAAATGATCACGCAAATGTGTGGCGATTGGGTACAAAAACGTCTTTGCGATAGCCGGGTTAGAGCCAAACAGCGGAGACTTGAGAAACGGTATGTGCGTCATCAAGTGCGCCATGTGATCTTGCGACGGGAGCACGTAAAGCGGGCGACCCATAGCGGCGGCGACGTTCTCAGACACCGGATCCATGTCCTCGCTACCCGGCAACGGCTGCAACACCTCATTCGCAGGCACTTTCATGTTGCGGAGGAACATTTCCTCTACTTTGCGCGCATCATACATCTGCGGCATAGCCTGAGCACGCTGCATGATTGCTTGAGTTTGCGCAAAACGCTGCGTCTCACTGAAAATTGCGGGGTCGCTGACGGGAATGATGTCCATTGGACCGTCAAAATCAGACGGGTCAATCTCAATACCAGCGGCTTGTGCCTCGATGTCCTCGGTCGTCAAGTACGCGCTGTTGATACGGTGCAAAATCTTGAAGCAACGCGCCATCGAGCCATGCAACCGGCTGTGAATTGAACTAAACACCACCATACCCTGCTCAATGAGCGCCATGGTTGTGCCTACAGGCTGGTTAGGGTTTTGGTCAGAGAGCTTCTCAAACGAGGTTTGCACCACGCCCTTACCCGCGTCCACCAGGAAGCCTAAGAGCTGAAACAGCGTGGGGCTGGGACCATTAAACGGGATAGGCATCGCCAGCTTGCGCACGTCATCGATGAGCGCCCCACCTTCCATCTCAACCACTTCGGTCGGTTGGACGTTGAGGGTTTGCCCGCCGGGACCACCTTTCAGCTTGAGCAGCGTGGGGACGTTCTGAATGTGCGCCGAATCCAACAGGGCGCGGAGTGCGCCGGTGGCTGCACCGCTCAGACCGCCAATCATATGCGTCAGACCGATTGGGTAAGCCCCGCGCCAAGGCACAAAGGGGAACTCTACAATCCAGTCTAGCTCTTGCTGGCGCTCGTCGTCAGGTTCCCAGTTACGGTACAACCCTAAGCCGAGGTTAGTCGACTTGTCAATGCTGAGGATATACGGCTCGGGACCATCGCCAAAGTCTAGGTAGGTGTAAACCTCGTAGATTGTACGCAGTCCGTCTTCGTTGTAGCTCAGGTCTTTGCGCCCCTCAATCTTGTCGTTAGCTTGAGTGGACTTGCTGAACTCGGGATCATCCGGGATGCCCAAGTCAACGTCAATGTACATACCCGACTTGACGCGCCGGGTGTACTCAAACTTCGTAATATACTGCACGTGCGTTTTACGCTCGGCGGTGTAGAAGTTGGTCGCTGCGAACGGCAGGTAGATGTCATCAATAGCGATGAACTCTGAGCAGGGACGGCGGTGCAACGGGTTCCACATGAACTTCATGTACTGACCGCCGCCCAGCGGGAGTTGCGTGCTCAGCTGTTCAAGCTCGCCCCGGAACTCGACCATCTGCTCAGTAGTCTGCCAGTTCATGAACTCAGTCTTGCGCTCGGCTTTCTGAATCTTGGACTTGTCGCGCTCGCCGTGGATCTTGCTTTTGACCGGACCATTGGGCGGGAACACTTCCTTCATGAACCGGGCTGAGAAGTCCACGCATGCTTCAACGAGCATCGGATGCACGACCTTGTTTGCGCCGGTAAACTGAGCGCCACCGGGCGCGTCGTCACCTAGACCGGTGCGGCGTAAGCCCTCCTCGTACTGCTTGTCGCGCTTCTCACGTGCCTCTTTGTCGTTGCCGATCTTTTCAAGCAGGTCGCTAATAGCGGTCTTGAGTAGGTCTTGCTCCACCTCGTCAACGATGTTGGCAAAGTGCTCGAGCTTGGCGGCATGGTCAACGTCGTTCTTCTCACGAATGATTGCGCCACCGTCCTCGGTGTCTTCAACTTCGTTGTCAACGTCCTCGAGTTCTACGGTCTCGCCCTCTGGCAGCACGTCTTCTATTCTTTTAGTCGCCATTAATTACCTCACATAAATTGGTTAAGTATCGCATCCACGCGACTAGGGTCATAGGCTGAGACGCTGCCGCCGTCAGCAAAAGGTATTTGATACTGCACTTGACCTGAAGGGCTACCCCGTTTAGGTTTGTTCACATTGACGCTCAAATGTCCTGGACCAACTTTGCCAGAGTATCCTGCGTTGTAACCCATTACTTCGCTACCGTAAGGTGTCTTCATTCCCTGCACGCCGAGCATTGCTTGCCCCGCGCCGAGCGGGATTGACCCGTTGAGCATTCCGATGTAAACATCTTTTGCGTCAAGCGGCTTCTGTACTCTGGCGTTCAGGTTCAAGTCGCCAAGGTTGACGTTGTAGTTGGCGGCGAGGTTCTTCATCAGCTGATCGCGCTCACCTTGCGTCATGCGGTTCATGTCAATACCCGCGCTGAAGTCACCACCGCCCACGCGGGCGCGGATACCGGTGCCGACGTTAGAGGCGGTTTCCTCGCGGTTGACTCCGGTCTGCTTCATAGCGTGCTTGTAAAGGCGCAACGCTTCTGGGTCCTCAGTGAACTCCATGTCTGGTCCGCGAACGCTGCCGCCTTCTTCGTACCCACGGGGAGCATCAATCGTGTTCATAATATCGTCCACTTGAAATGGGTCGTATGTGGTGAGCGGGTCTCCCACCAAACCGCCCTCGGCGTAACCGGGTGCGGCTTGACCTTCACCCTTGAGGATGAACTCCTTAGCCTCCGGGGTGAAGTTGATCTCGTAATAGGCGTCGCCAATCTTGCGTGAGTCAACGCCGGGTATCTTGAGCAGGGGCTTGAGACCTTCCTTCAAAATTTGTTGATCGTAAATAGGCGCGTAAGCTGAACTCTCTTTGAGCCGCACAGCGCTAATCGGTTTTGCGGTCGGGTAGTATACGGTGTCCGCGCCGTTCTCAAGCGCATGCTGAATGGCGGCTTTGAAAACAGTACCGTGCGCTTGACGCAATGCGCCGCTCTGCGCTTTACCTTTCTGTGCGTCGGACTGAATCTCTTCAATTACCATGCTGTTAGGTTTAGCGAATATTTTCTCATCGCTTGACAGTCTCGGTTGAATCAACTGCCGCGCCTCGTCTGGTGCGTCAGCAGGAATAAACGTCCCGCGTACATGACCGATGAGACCTTCTTCACCCTCGTGACCGGGGTAATGTTTGTACCCGCTCATC